AAAAGGGCAAGACCTGTCGCTGATAAAAATGCGATATACAAAGAATTTGAGGAATGGATTGAAGTTGAACCTAGTGATCAAGACCTTGAAGTTTTATTCTTAGAAGACCTTTCAGAATACTATAAAGACGAAGGGGTTGACAAATAAATTTCCTTGTTGTATAATTAATTTGTTGGACGCAACATGGGAGTGACTGAATAAACTTACTGGCAACCGCTGGTTAAGGTGATGAGTCAGAGGTGGTGCTCGCTGTCCGCAGGGGCAGAACTACTCAACCAAGTAGGACTCAGGCAACAACGTATTTACTTTCTGTAGTAATGCCCGTTGTTTGTTGGTATACAGGAATCCAACCTCCCTCTTTTTTTGACCTAAGATGCAACTCAGAGAGTCGGGCAGATGGTCTTTTTTTACTAAATAAGTATGTCGAAACTTTATGGGCACCTCATTAGATACATCAAGAGCCAGAAGACTCGTCAAAATGCTTAAAAGATTAATTGCTCAAGAGCACCTCTACAGTGATGAGCAACTTAAAGATATGAAGAAACAATTACGACTGGTTCAAGAGGAAATGGATAATTTAGACAGTAAACTTAAAAAAGGATTCGGATAATGTCAGTTAAACTTGTTAGCGTTTCTCCTGATGCGGAAAAGACAATGGCATATATTGCCAGAGTATCAAATCCAAACAATCAGGACAATGAAAAATTTGCAGGACTTCTTCGATACTGCATACAACATAATCATTGGTCTGTATTTGAACAATCATCAATGACACTTGAGATTGAAACTACACGAGCAATTGCAGCACAGATATTAAGACATAGATCATTTACTTTTCAAGAGTTCTCACAGAGATATGCACAAAGTAATGAATTAGGAAATATTAAATTACCAGAATTAAGAAGGCAAGATAAAAAGAATCGCCAGAATAGTATAGACGATTTAGATCCATTCATACAGCAAAAACTAGAAGCACAGATGATAACTCTATTCAGTTCTGCTCAAGCATTGTATAATCAAATGATTGAGGAAGGAGTTGCAAAAGAATGTGCTAGAATGGTATTACCATTGTGTACACCTACAAGAATCTATATGACAGGTTCTTGTCGTTCTTGGATACATTATATTGATCTGAGATCTGCACATGGCACACAGAAGGAACACATGGACATTGCAGAAGCATGTCGATCTGTTTTTATTGAACAGTTTCCTATCGTATCACAAGCCCTTCAGTGGGTCTAAATAACTACATCAAGAATTAAATTATGGCGACCTATCCAGTAGTTCACAAAGAAACAGGAGAAACAAAAGAAGTTTCTATGAGTGTTCATGATTGGGATAAATGGACAGAAGACAATCCCGATTGGACAAGAGATTACTCTGACCCATCAACAATGCCCGGTGTTGGAGAGGTAGGGGAATGGAAAGATAAACTAAGAAAGAAAGCACCCGGCTGGAATGACGTTCTAGAAAAATCAAGAAGAGCAATACCTAAAAGTCGTAGAAGTGATCCGAATTTAGTTCAAAAACTGTAATGCCAAGAAAGAAGAGAACCTCCGATCAACCGATTGGGGTTGGTTTGACCGCGAAACAATTTAAGAGAAAAAAACCTCTGAATGCTGAATACCTAATTGATGTAGAACCACTCACTGAGAATCAGAAAAAATTGTTTGAATCTTATAAGAGTAAACATATCATTGCTTATGGTGCTGCAGGAACTGGAAAGACATTTATCACATTATATAATGCACTATGTGATGTAAT